CACCAGCGGCCTGGACGTGGAACGGATTGGTCAGCGCGTTGATGCCGGCGACGCCGACGATGTTTTCGATCATCACGCCTGGCGCCTGGATCAGCACCGAAGCGCCTACAGCGGTCGAGAATGTGATGATCGGGCGGGCGGAGCCGTCGCCCAGGCCCACGACGCGGGTGTTGTTGTGGGTGTTGCTGGCGAGCGCGCCGCCAACGAGGAAGGTCCAGCCGCCTGCGGCGATGATCGCCTCGGCGTGGTTGGCCTTGACCATGATGAGGTCGCCCTGGCCGCCACGAACGGCGGTGAGAGCCTGAACGACGGTAGCGAAGGGCTTGTCGAAGGTCCCGCGCCGGCTGACCGTCAGCGAGTTGCTGTCGACCCAGTAGACCATGCCCGAATGGTTCGCGAGAACCGACTGGCCGCGGAGCGTCAGATTGGTGTTTCCGATCCCGCCCGGGAAATTCGTTGCCTTCGGATTGGTCATGGTGCTCTCCGTTGACCCAGGCTCAGTCGGACCGGGGCTCAGTGCGTGGGGTTAAGCGTCAGGCCAGGGTTGGCCTCAAGGGGAAGGATGAAACTCCCCCAGCCTGACGCGAACACGGGGGGAGGACCGCCCGCGTTTTCGAGTTGCGCTATACTCCCGGCGTTCCGAAATATTCTCGCCAATCGCCGTGGTTGATGGAGTAACGCTCGGTCGCCTTCGCCTTGGCGTTCGACGTGTCGAAGTCGTTGTCGCGCATGAACTTGACCGGCCGGCGCTGATACAGCGTCACGCCATGACGCGCATCGGTCCGCATGTACCAAGCCGTCGATGAGGTCAGATAGCGATTGACCTTAATTCCCTTGGGGAAAAGGCCCATCATCTTGATGACGTTGACGGCGTTCGACGCGGTGTCGTTCTGCAGGACCGAGTCGTAGATGCGGTGCGCCTCGAACTCCAAGGCGACCGGGATATGCAGGCTCAAGGTCTGCAACTGGATCGCCAGCCCGCGGGCGTTGGTGGTGTTGCGGATCTGGATCGTCAGGTCTTCGATCGCCGTCTCGGAGATATCCGCGTCGGTGGTCAGCCGGTTCGACTGGTTGCCGTTGATCGACGGATGCGTCAGCGAGATGAACGAAGCGCCGTCGGCGCCGAGGTACGACGCGCTGAACGCCCGGCTGAACTTCAGCGCGACGACGTTCTCCTTGGTCTGCCGCAGAGCATAGGCAAGGTCGGGCGCGCGGCGCTTGGAGACCTCCTCATAGAGGTTGTCCTCAAGCTCTTCCTCGGTGACGATGAAGCCGGAGCCGTAGACGATGTGCGTCCAGCGGGACGTGTAGCCCTGGCTGTCGGTCTGGTAGGAGATCGACTCGCCTTGCGGCTTCATCGACGCGAGGCCGAACCCAGTCGACTCGCTCTTCTCCTCGTAGTTTTTGTCCGACGTCTCGACGGAGACCAGGTCGGTGTACTGCGGCGCGTACTCGTTGTACGCGCGGCCAAACCATCCTGCCACGCCAGGCCAGAGCGCCCGCGGGTGATTGCCAGTTGTGATGACGGCCATAACTCGGGGCCTCCCTTAGACGCCGGTCGAGATCGCGGGCTTGTAAGTCTGCCGGTTGAGCAGAACTTCCCAAATCGCGTTCACGAGGGTTGCATCGTTGCTGAGCTTCCGAGCAGCGCCGAGGATGGTCAGCTGGAAGGTGTTGGTGGTGGCGGGCGGCGTGACGCCGCCAAGGTCGAGTTGCCAGGAACTCCGGCCGCTAACCGTCGAGCCGCCAGAGCCGGCCGCGAGGACCGCGTTCAAGCCGACGCCGGCCGCGCCAAGCGCAGCGGCGCTACCATCATCCTGGATTTCAAAGATGACGTTCGGGTCGTCCTCGACGAAGACGATCGATTCCGCCGAGGCGGCGCGGTAAACCGTCGACTCTCGGGTGACCGGCTGCACCGCAACGATAACGCCGGTGACGTCGTTCGACGCCCCTGCGGTCGCGATGGCAACCGTGTTTGCCTGTCCAATGGCGAACCCTTGGAACTCGGCAGCGTTGGCGGTGCCGGTGATCTTGACTGGGTCGCCGACGAAAAGGTTGTTGCCGTTGGTCGACGGCACATAGTAGGCGCGGCCACCACCCGTGTAGGGGGTGCCGTTCATGTAGCGCGACGGCCGGAGGCCGAAAGGCGCGTTTACGTTGGCCATAGCCGTCTCCCTCAAGCGGGGAAACGGCCTATTCCGGCCCCGCTACGATGTGAGAATTAGCGATTTTGAGGTTGCCGGCTGGTGGACCGTCACTCGTCCCGGAAGTCGATGCCTTCCTTGGGGACGTAGCGGGTTTTCTCTTCACCGGGCTTTAAGTCGAGGGTCCCGCCCTTGATGGCGTGATCGACCTTTCGGTTGCGACGTTCGAGGGCGGCCTGATCGGCTTCCCAAAACTCGGTCGGGCACTCCATGAGGTAGGCTCTCAGCCCGCCTCGCCCGACAATCCGAGAAATGGCTTTCCCGCTGTTGTCGCGAACGTGAACATAGCCGGCAAGGTAGGCTTGGTCAATCCTACCGGGTTTGTCCTGCGGATCGTTGAACCAATGGCGGTGGTAGCCGAAGCGAACCGGCCAAGCGAGCTTCTGCTCAATGTCGCCAAACGGCTTGCGAACGAAGCCGGGAATGCGCGCCGGCTCGACCTCTCCATAGAGCGTCAGTGCGCTCGACTGAATCTGGTCCGACGTGAACGGCGGCCGGGGAAGGTCACCGTTGAACTTGCCGTCGTATGACGTCGGCCGCGGCGACTCGACCGTGACCCCAGGCCCCCCGGCGGAGAGCCCTTCGCCCATACCTGAAAGCCCGCCGATCGATTCCGGTCCAGGCGGCCGTTTGCCCACCGGGCGGGGAGAAGCGTCTTCACCTTGCGCTTTGGCGCTCATCGCATCGTCTCCTGATCGGGCCAGAGGTATTCGGCCATGTAGTTTTCCCTGGTGTAGCCCTGGATGGTTCGGCAGAACCGGTCACATTGGGCTTTGTCTTCCGCCGGCAGATCGGCATAGCCGCGCTGGCGCTGCCCCTGACCGTTTCCACCGCCCAATCCACCGCGCGAGTTGAGCGTTGCCGCCGGCGCCTCACGTCGCTCATTGGCGAAGAACTCGGGAAAGCGCTTCTTGGTGTCGTCGGCGACCAGTTTCAGCCGGTCGGCGATTGGCATGTCGGGCTTAGTGCCCTTCAGATAGGCGTCCTCGCTCATGGCGTGGCTCGCCAGCCGCGGATTCGACTGATACCAGGGGTTTTCCTCCAACCACGCGACGACGGCAGGATCGACCTGAGGGCGCCGCTGCGCGTCCTCGGCCTGCCGTTCGGGCTCGCGGCGCTGCTCCTCACGCCGGGTTTCAACCACGTGCGGAGCGTTATCCTTCTCCAACTGCTTGATTTCGGCCTGCGTCGCCTCGTAGGCGGGCACATCGGCATCGACGACCGCCGCTTTGGCCCGCGCCTCTAGGTCGGCCTTGGCCTTGGCGTAGGCGCGCTCGTGCGTGGTCTTCTGGCGGGTGTTCAACTCGCCCAAAACCTGCGTTGTCTCGCCCAGCTGGCGCTTGAGTTCGGCGTTGTCGGCCTCAAGCCGGCGCGCCTGCTCGGTCTGGCGGGTCTCTAAGCGGGCAAAGCGGTCGTTGAACGCCTTGCGGTTCGCCATGACACCGTCGAGGAACTCCTCGGCCGGCACCCACTTGGCCGGATCCCCGCGCCATTGGTCTTTTGGCGACCAACCAAGCGCCTTGGCGCGCTTTTCCTCGGCCGCGGCGGCGATTTCGTCGTCCGTCAGGTGGCCATCGGCCCCTACGACCTGATCGACACCTTCGTCTTCATCGGTTTTCATGGTTTTCCCCTATTCAGCCGGCCGCGACAGCGGGTTCGCGCAGGACTTCCTTCACGACTTTGGCAACGGCTTCGCTATCCTCGAAGCCGGTGGCCTCCATCACCTTTTCCAGCACCAAATCGAGGTTGTGAGCAGGGCTACGGCGCGCTAGATCGGCCTGGAATGGGTTGGCGGCGATCACCAGGCGCGCCACCGTGGCGATTCTGGCGTCGTAAATGCTGGTTTTCGGGACCACCCGTACTTCACCGTCCATGAGATGAGAGAATCCCTCGACCGCCTTCGACTTCGGTTCGGGCCCAGGCAGGCAACTCCCGCGGAACTCGCCATCGATCAGGTGGACGACATCGACCTGACTGCTTGTCCATGGGTCGAACTCGGAAGCGACCTCCACAGCCCGTCGCGCACCCGCCCCCATGCGCATTGCGACCCTTGCCGCAAGCCCGCCGCTACCGAAGCCGCGGCAGAAGTCGTCCTCGGGGTAATGCCCGCCCTCCGCGAACAGCGTGATGGCGCCGTCCGTGTCGACGTGGACTACTACGCCGCGATCATTCGGCATCCGCGGCGCGTTCGCATTGTCAGCATCGGCGACCTTGTTGCCGGCCTGGAACCAACGGAACAGCCGGAAGAGGTCAGGCACATCACCAGCGCCGGTCAGGACCGCGCCAGACGACAAGCGGAGAAGCTTGCACGTTTGCTCGGCCCTCATGTTGTTGGTGAAGGCGTCTCGGTCCGCCGCGATCGTGAACTTGCCGCCTTCATCCGGGTCGGCTCGGTGAACCGCGACGGTCGTCATTCCGCAAACCAAACCGCCGGACCGCCGACGATGTCGCTGACGTCATCAACGCTGAGAGGCGCGTGGCCATAGTCGGACGGCGCGCGATAGGGGATCGGCATGGACTCGCCGACCTCGGGCACTTCGATCGGCCGCATGGCGGCGGCGGCCAGCACGCCAATATCGACCTCGTCGTCTTCCTGCTCGGGCGGCCGCGGCGGCGCGTCACCGGTCAGCCCGCCAACGCATTTGTCGTCCATGATGCGGTAGATGCGCTTGTCCTCGCCCAACACCAGCGAGCCGGCATAACGGTCGAACACGATGCGATCGCCGACGACGGGCTTCCGGCTATCTCCCCAAAGGCGCGATCGATCGGAGTTGTATTTGAAGGCTTCCCCGCCAAGGCCGATGATGACGCCGGTCTCGGCCGCCATCGTCACCTGCTCCTGCTTCTCCGGGATGACGTGCAGCCCGTTGACATAGGCCGCTGCGCGGTCTGGCTCGACCAGGATGCGGTCGCCGAGCACCTCGACGCCGGAATAATTCACGCCGTCATAGGTCGCCACGACGTAGACGCCGAGTGTCGTTTTCTTACGGAGCTTCGCTTCCATCTTCTCGTGCTTCCCCTTGGTTTTTGGGCTCCGCTTCCGGCTCCCCTTCGTCATAAAAGTCGATGATTGCCTCGAAAGGCAGTTCGGAGATTTCATGCACGGCCAACATCCGGCCGCGCAGTTCGCCTAGCTTCTCGGGCTTGCCGTCGGTCACGCCGCGCACGACCAACTCCAGGAATTGCTTTTCCTGCTTATCCCGATAGTCCCGCAGATAGGCCAGATAGAGCTTCCCCACCGGGTGGTGGTGCAGCCATCCGCGGAACTGCGCCCGCGACACCCCACGGAACACCGGCATCGGCTCTGGCGCCGGCGGCTCCTCCTCCAACCCAGCCAATTTACGGCCCCCCAATCGGCCCAGCCGCTGGCCCTGCCGCGGGGGCGGGCGACGGCGCGGAAGGCGGCGGGGCGGTTCCCGGGTACGCGGGCTCCCCCTTCTCTTCTCCCTCGCCCATCTGGTCGACCTGTAATTTCATCTTGTTCAATTCGTGCTCCAGGAACCCAAGGTAGGCCGCCGCCCGCTCGCCGCCGGCCTGAGCAACTGACAATTCCGCGTCGGCGAGCGCCTGCACGCCACGCGCCATTTCCATTATCGACTTCGCCTTGATGCCGACGAGCTTGTTCGCCAGCTCGGCAGCCTTGAGGACGAACTGCGGGTTTGGCAGCGGCTGCTTGCGGATCAATTCCTCCGGCTTGTCGATGTGCGCCGCGTTGAAAATGCGGTGCCTGATGGCGATCGGGTCGCAGAAAGGGTCAGTCGCGAACGGCCGCAGGAACTCGGCACGGGCGAGCTTCTGCATCTCCGTCGTCATCGACGGGTCGCTGATCGGCTCGACGCCGGCACCCTCCGCATAGTCCTCACGCGTCACCTGCTTCCACTCGTCGAAGCGGCGGTATTCGGCCTGGTCTTCGAGGTAGAGGCGATTGAGGCGGAACAGCATGTCGAGTTCGCCCTCGAGCGCCCGATAAACCCGCTTGTAGATCGCCGTGTAGACCTTGAGGCCCTGCTCGATCAGCGCCAGCGTGGTCGCCGCGGGCACATTGCCCTTCGACTGGTTGCCGGTCAGCACCTCGGCATGGGCGCCCAACTCCTTGCCGGCCTGCATCAGCACGCCGAGAAGCTGGAACAGGACGGGGCTGGGCCCGCTGAACTTCAGAGGGACGATCGCGTCCCGAATGGCGCCGCCTGGCGCGTTGACCGTCTTCCACTCGCCCTGTTTGAAGCGGAGCGAACCGCCGTGCATCGACAACCCCTTGCCGATGAAGCCGCCGCCCGTGTTCTGGAGCGTGCCGGCGTCGAACATCTGGTTGAGGCAGGAGTTGATCGAGTCGTTGATCGGTCCGAGCAACTGCCCGAACCCGCGGCCGTAGATCCCGTCAGGGTTCGGCAGGAAATCGTACTTCTGGTACATCGCGACGGCGTCGATCTTCAAGACCTTGTCGCCGCGCCATTTGACCCCCTCGAAATCGAACCGTGCGACGATGCGCGCCACCTTGTTCGTCAGTTTGTGGAAGGTGACGATGTACGGCTCGGGGTAGCCGTCGTCGTCCAGGTCCCAGCGCCGGTGCTGCTCGATGAACTCGCGCGGCGCGTCTACGTCGGCAACGTCGCCCTCGGACGCCCCGTATTCATGCGGCAGGAACGTGCGCGCCCGCTCAAGTTCGGCGATCTCCACCGGGTAGAGCTGCGTGACCTCGCTTAGGCGAGGCGCCGAGAACATGCTGCGCGCCTTGACGTTGATGCAGAGGTCCTTCGCCGACACCATGATGGCGCAGTTGCGCCCTTCGATTGGGTCGAAAAACACCTTGCGGAACACACAGCCGACGATCGGCAGGAGCATCAACAGGCGGTCGGTCTCTTCCTCCCACTCCGGCTGCTCGTCCAGCAACTGCCAGGACATATGCTCGGAGACGCGGTCTGCCCTGGCGCGCTTTGTGCCGGGCTCGACCTCCCACACCGGTTGCCCGGTCTTGGGATCCTGCGCCGGCTGGCCGGTCTGCGGGTCGATCTTGGGCTTGCCGGTGTCCGGCCCCACGACCACGCCCTTGACCACGTCGGGCGACGCGACGATTGCAGGGTAGGCCCTGGCGTGGAATTGCAGAGCGGCCGAGGAAATGAGCGGGTAGACGACATTCGAGGCGCCAACCCACGGCGCGGTCTTGGCATCGGCGACCTGGGTGGCGAGTTTCAGGGAACGCTCATAGCCCTGAAGCCACGCTGACCGCGACTGTTCGTCGATGTCGTACTCGCGCCGGCAGGTGTAGCCGATGCGATTGAGCAATTCCTCGCCGCCAGGGCGCTCAAGGATTTCAAAGCACAGGTTTGCCGATTGATTCGGGTCGCTCCACCGGCGCAGCTTCGCGTGGAGGGGGCCCTCCATCGGTGCCTGGGGTGACGGGGCGCCGCCGGCGGGGGCCGGCAATTCCGACTGCCCGCCCTGCGGATACGATGGGGGAAGGCCGGCACCACCAATGGCACCGCCCGGATCGAATGCGTCCATTCACGCTGCCGCAAAACGGACGACGCCGGGCTTCCCCTCCCCTCGCCGACCGGCAACTTTCAGTCTTAGGTGGGTTCCGTCTTAGCGGAATCGCCACCTTTGGTCGAGGCCGACGCGCGTTATCCCTGGCCGGCCGCGGGGTCGGGCATGGGCGGAGCGCCGCCCGCCGCATCAGGCATAGGCATACCCTGATCGGGCGGGGCCAGATTGGGGTCAGGAATGGGCGGGAGAGCCGAACGGCGCTTAGGCTTCACCCCTGGATGGGCGGCAATGAACGACGCCTCGTCGTGAAAGACCTTCTGGTTACGGCCCATCTTACTCTCCCATCGTCTCAGATTCCGGTGCCGAGAGGTCGAACCCGGCCGGCACACCCGAATCCCCCTGCTGCGGTTTTGGGGTGGAGCCCCCGGATGTTGGGGACGGCTGAGCGGCCGCCCCGCCCATAATCTTGCGCGGGCTCATTTGGGCGGCCTCGATGTCGGCGAGGCTGGGCTGGGTATCGTTCATGGCTGGCCTCCTGGGCGCTGTTGGCGGGTCGCAGTCTAATCCGCCCGGGCGGGGTCGGCAATGGCGGCCTCGGTCCTGAAGGCCGGCGCAGGGCCGATATCGGAGGGCGCCGGATTCCCGGTTGGCGCACCCACGCCTGCCGCATCACTGCACCATGCTGATGCGGGGCTTCCACGCGCCGCACCAGTCCTCGCCGCCAACCAGCGGCCAGAAAGTGATCTGCTGCTGCATCTGCCGGCCGGTCTCCGGGTGCTTCATGTGCAGCATCTGCGAGCCTGGCGGGCCGCCATGACACACCTGCGCACCGGGGCCGACTTCAGGCGCCGCCGGTACAGCCCACTTGCAGTTCTCACAGCGCTCGGCACGCACCAGTTTGGCCGGCTTCGCGCCAATCATCGGGCCTATCGTCATCGCGTTCCCCTTTAGCCTGTCGTTTGGAATAACTTGCGCTGACCGGTGCCGCCGGCTGAAAGCATCCGAACCATCGTCTCTGTGTCGGCATCGGTGAACGGATTGGTCACCACCGTGTCGCGGTTCCAGTCATGCCGGGCGAGGATGTCGAGCGCCATCTTGAATACCTCAACCTCCACCTGGAGATTTGCGAGGTGCCGATCCATGTCGCTGCCCATCTTCTCGAACATGGCACGCAGCACGTTGTCCTTGCCGGCCTTGGCGATCGTGCGCTTGGCGGCGTCCGCCACCTTGGCTCTCCGGCCTTCGTCGCGACGAATAGCGTCCTTCAAGACCTGCAATTCCTCCTCGACCTTGGAGGTCATTTCAGCAACGACGCGCATATAGCGAAGCTCGGCGTTGGTCGCGAGCAGTTCCATGAACATCTTGGTCAGCAGGTGCATGGCGCGCACGAAGGTCTTGCCCTCCGGCTCCTTGTCGCCGACCTTGCCGGTCTTGTCGTACCCGGCGCGGCGGCTCTGGTCTGTCAGCACTGCATAGGCGCCTTGCACCTTCTCGAACGCCTCGGCGCTGCCGCCACTATCGGGATGGGCGCGCTTCGCCTTGCTACGGTAGGCGCGCTTGATCGCCTTCTCGTCGGCGGTCCGCTCGACGCCGAGGATGCCGTAGAGATCGTCAGACATCGGCTGGCGGCGTTGCCGCGGCGGTTGCTTTTTCGGGCGCCTGATTGCTCGTCAACTCGGCATAGGCCCAAGCGAGGTGGCGGATATCCTGCAAACTCAGTTGCATCACTACCGTAGAGCCATTCTGCGCGACCATCGCGCTGGTCAGGATGGCATTCGCCGGCATCTCGGACTTTGTGACCACCTTGCAGAACGCCGTTGCCCGCGCATGGCTGGCCGCGGTGAGGTCGATCCGCTCCTGATCCCGCTTGCCGGCCGCGTAGCCGAGGCCCCAGCCGGCCTCGCGGCCGCGCCTGCTACCCTCGTCGCGCGCGTTCAACAGTTCCCGCGCCCGCTTTTGCAATTCGGTCGTCCGCTCGACCTCCCCCGCGCTAGGAGCGCGGCGCCTCTTCAGCACCTCCGCCACCTCGGACGCCGCTGTCGCCGATTTCCGTCTCGCCGCCATGTTCAATACCCCGTGCTGTTGGTGGAGTTCCCGCGGAACTCGTCGCGGTCGGGCGCATCGCGCTGGTCAGACTCGGCCTTGCGCTCGGTGACGGCGATGTCCTTGCCGTGCTGCACCAGCAACGCCAGCGCTCGCAGCAGTTTGTCGCCTTCCTCCACGAGCTTCCCCTCGTCATTGCGGCGGAACGTCCGATATTCAGCCCGCGTTCGCGTCAACGGCTCGAAGAACTTGAACCGGTCGGTCGCGATGCGGTGAATAATCTTATCGACTCCCACATTCATATCCAAGCGGGCATCCAACATATTGATCTGGAAATCCGACAGGCGGTAGGCGAGCGCGATGCCCTCCTCCTTGCTGCGGTCCTCGCCCTCGATGTCGAACAGCACCGGTATCCACGGGCCCCGCGCGCGCAGCGTGGCCGCCAGGGTCGGCATGTCGGGCTTGGGCAGATATGCCTCGTCGTAGAGGAACAACTGATCGGTGGCGCGGTCGAAGGCGCCCCACACCGCGCAACAGCCATCGGTCCAAACGTGAATGGCGCAAACCCGCGTCCAGATCGATTGCACCCGCATCGACGGGACGGTGATCGCGTCATCGACCTTGCTGAACACTTCCTTGCCGCCTGAAATCATGAGTTCCGTTCCTCCCCACACCATGCCGTCCAGCCGATCCGGCGAGGGTAGGCCGAGCAGCGGCTCCCAAGTCGTCAGCTGGTCCTCGAGTTCGGGGAACACCCCAACGAAGTGCCACCGGGGCGGCGTGCGCTCCGACAGTGACGATATCGGCTCGGCGCGCGCCTGCTTGCCATGGGTCGCGTAGACCAGCTTGATCGGGAGGTTCGCCTGCACCGTCTCGATCGTCTGCGCGACCAGATCGCCACCCTGGTTGCCCTCGGCGACGATGCAGTCAGCGTGCCATTCTTTGAACGCTTGTACTGCGATCGTAGCCCACTCGCGCGGCGTATGGCGGCCACTCAGGTCCTCAAGGCAATAGCCGTCACCGTCAACACCCAGCCCGCACACCACGATGCCGGTCAGAGCCGAATCGCTCTTGTCGCCTTTGGCCTTGCTGGTCGATGTGGTCGCAGGGTCGATCGCCACCACGATGCGACGGAAGTTCGGCATGTCGGCGCGCTTGATGCGGCCGCGCTCGATCATGTCCCGCGACCACAGCGCACCCTCGGCGTCGTCCAGGTATTCGGCGTTGACCTCCTGGCGGCCGAGCCTCGTCCCGATCTGCGCCTCGATGACATCCTCGAACCAGGACGGGTCGAGGTTGGCCTTGTTCTCGAACGATGTGCCGGTGGTGACGACCGTGCCGCGCGCCGCTTCGATCTCGCGCAGGATCTTCAGCGGCCGCGGCGTGGTGGTGATGATGCGCCGCGGGCGATCATTGACCAGCGTCACCTCGCGCATCCCATAGTTCAGCATCTCCCAGCAGTCGCGGGGGTGCTTGAACTTGGCGAACTCGTCGAGGCCGGCCGTGGCGCCGGAGAAGCCGCGCAGCTCGTCGGGGTTCTCGTCCGAGTAGATCGTCGCCCATGAATTGTTCGGCCATGTCAGGCGCTTCAGTGAAGGGCTGTAGGTCGGCCTCTCGTTGGGCGGCGTTGCCTTAAGCAGGCCGCTCGGCCCTTCGATGATGGTGTTGCGCGCCTCGCCAGGGGTTCGG